GAGGAGGTTAAACGCGGCGATATATTCCAAAGTTCATTCCAATTCACGGTAAAGGACGAAAATTGGAGCGAATTAGATCCAGACGAACTACGCGGCAAAATTCCGGATGAATGGATTGACCGTGCAATTTACGGTGGCAAAGTTCAAGTTAGGGAGCTGCTAAAAGGCGGCACGCTTTACGACGTTGCGCCGGTTACGTTCCCGGCCTACCAAGATACAACAGTGGCCAAGCGTTCATTTGAGGGCGCAAAAAAAGTAGAAGCTCCAAAAAACCAAAACATAAACATCCGGTTGGCAATTGCAAAGGCAAACGCGGCCGCTTTTTTAAATTCAATTACTTTTAAAAGATGACCTTAGAACAAATCCAAGATCTAAAAAAGCGGCATGACAACGCAGTAGCCGCAATGAGGGACGCCGCCACCGCTTTAAGTGTGGAAGGGCTTACCGATGTCCGCAAATCCGAATTGGAGGCAACCTTTGCCAAAGCTGAGAAGGAGCAGGAAGAAGCTTACCAATCCTTTCAACGCAGCCAAAAAGCGTTTGAAGCTGAAAAACGATCAGCGGAGTTATTTTATGAGAACGAGGAGAGAGGAGGCCGCGCAAATGATAAGCGCAATCCTGAAGAGGTAAACGCCGACTTTAACGCAGTTTTCCGCAAGTACATGATTCAAGGTGAGGCACGCATGACAGATGCCGAGCGTTCTATTTTGGAAAAACGTGGAACCAACACGTTAATCGCCGGCACTAATTCTTTGGGCGGCTTTACTGTTCCCGTTAGCCTTGCAAATCAGATCATTGAGTCTATGAAGGCGTACGGCGGCGTTTTGGAGGTTGCAAATTTGCTTTTGACGGATTCTGGAAATACCCTAAATTTCCCTACTAACAATGACACGAGCGCCAAAGCGGTACTCGTTGCCGAAGGTAGCGCCGCGACTGTTCAAGACACAACCTTCGCGCAGGTTGCCGTTGGTGCGTACACTTACCGCGATCTTATTAAGCTCTCCAAAGAGTTGATCCAAGATAGCGCATTTGATATTGAGGCGTATGTTGCTAACTTGATGGGTACGCGTTTCGGCCGTGCTGCAAACGAAAGCTGCACCACCGGAACAGGATCTTCCCAGCCGCAAGGCGTTGTCACTGGCTCTACTTTGGGTAAAACCGCCGCGTCCGCAACTGCAATCACTTTTGCCGAAATCCTCGACCTTGTACACAGCGTAGATCCGGAGTACCGCCGCAACGGCCGCTTTATGATGCACGACAATGTACTTGCGTACATTAAAAAGCTATCAATCGGAGCATCCGACGCGCGTCCTTTATGGCAGCCCTCTTTCATCGTGGGTGAGCCTGCTACAATTGACGGATTCCAATACGTCATCAACCAGGACATGGACAGCACGATCAACACCGCTTCCAAGTTGATTTTGTTCGGCGATTTCAGCAAGTTTTTGGTTCGTCAATCTCGCGCGCTTGAAATTTTGCGGAATGAGTACTTGTACATGGGCACTGGCGAAATTGGACTATTTGGCTTCGCTCGTTGGGACGCGAAACTACTTGACACCGCAGCAGTTAAGCACCTAATCACTGCTTAATCATGACAATTCGCGTTTTAGATAGTTTGGTTGGCCACGATGAGGACGGCGACTTTGGATACGGTAAAGGCATCCATAAAGACGTACCGGAATCACGCGCCAAGCGGCTAATCAAAGATGGTTTGGCAGTTATTGCCGAAGTATTAATTGAAGCAGCCACAGACGCAATCGTAAAAAAAGCAACAAAGCGATAAAATGAAATATTTGCCGTCCGCAATAGAGCTAACTTACTCTTCCTCCTTGCCCGTTTCCGTTGATGAGGCTAAAACGCATTTGCGCGTTACGGGGAGCGCTGAGGATACTATCATAGAGGCCTATTTGCGGGCGGCAATTCGTTTTGTCGAACAGTACTGCCAAATGTCACTTTTGGGCGCGACGGTAGTGGAAACTTACCGGAGCTTTCCGGACGATGACCAGCCGTTTAATTTAACCTACGCGCCATTTAGTGCGCTGACGTCTATTGGGTATTCCATCAGTACGAATCCGGCGACTTTTACCAATTTGGCATCAAGTGAATATGTTATTGAGAAGCACACACAAAGTCAAAGGGGAGTAGTCGTTCCGGTAGATGGATGGAACGCAACCGCAGAGCCATTCCAGGTAAAGGTCACATATTCGACTGGATATGCGAACGCGGCGGCGGTTCCTGCCAATTTAAAGATTGCAGTATTTTTGATCTTAGCGGACATTTACGAAAATCGCACCGACTCACCGTCGGACGCTGTTATACGCGCATCCGAGCGCTTTATGTCACCCTATACTCGTTTTGTGATATGATGCGCAACAAAAAGGAAACGATAGGCAAATTAGACCGCCAAGTAACAATCCAACGGCGCGCGCTTGTTGAAAACGCAACCGGCGAACGCGTGGAAACGTGGTCTAACTTGCTAACTGTTTGGGCGGCTGTTATGTACCCAAAAAGCGGAGTTCGCGAAGATGTAACAGAAGGCGCGGTTTATGCAACCAACCGGGCAAACTTCGAGATTCGTAAAACAGACGTAACGGTTATTGATCGGATTGTTTACAACGGCGATAACTGGGATATAATTCGAATATCCGAGCAAGGCAGAAACGATCGTTTAATACTTGAAACGCAGGTAACAGAATGAACGAACAATTAGCAAAGGAAGTTGAGGAGCTGTTAAAAGAATTTAGGCAGATAGCGCGCAACGCCAAGCGCGGGACAAGCGCTATTTTAACCAAGTCAGCCAAGCCGGTAGTAGCCGCTCTTTACCGGGCAGCGCCACACGGACGCAAAGTTCACAAACGATACAGCACTGCAAAGCTCGTTAAGAGTATACGCGCACCAAAGGGTCGTGGCAATGTAGTAGCGACCTATTATCCGGGCAACCTCGCGGCGTCGTTTGACGTGCTACGGTTTAGGCAAAGCAAGTACGCCGTTTTTGTCGGCGCTAAATTAGCAAAGGGAACCGCTCAGGGGGTTTTTGGGCCATTCGGCAAAACTGACGGATACTACGCTCACATGATTGAGAAAGGCACGCGCCACACACCGCCCAGGCCGTTTATTTTGCCTACATGGATAATGATGAAGGAGCGCACACAAAAAACGATTGTAGAGGGCTTAAAAGCCAAAATCAAACGCCTAAAAAAAGTACAATGAACGTTCAAGGCCCGATCCGAAAAATAATAGCAGATAATACCGACGCGTTCGCCATCTTTGGTACGCGCGTGTATCCGGTCGTAGCGCCTCAAAACGCGGCACTTCCTTTTGCTGTTGTTACGGTAGTAGGCTCCAATCCAGCGCACAACAAATCGGCTGCAAGTTGGGTAGATAACGTTTTAACTGAGGTAGCGATTTGGGGGACGACATTTGACGAAGCGCGCCAAGCAGAGGAGGCATTTAGGCAGGCAATAGACTTTTTTCGACGCGATGTTACATTCCAACTCGAACTAACAAGCATTGACGGTATTAGATACGAACAAGTCCGCCAAATTTACGACAACGACTCGGGCTATCATTGCCACATTGCACAATATACAATCCGCGTCAATCGACAAAACGCAGTCGGCCCGCCATTGCCCGTGTACGGTCGTTTTTTCACCCACGATGCCGACGCGATCGCAGCCGGTATGCAATCGGGCGACCTTTATTTTTTATCAATCAATAACTTCTACGGGCTCCCTTATGGGGTCGTTAAAATGATAGAATAATGATAGTTAATCCCGACGGCCCACTACCATCGATCAAAGTACGCTTTTTTGATTCGGACGCCGACGCGATCGCATCAGGTTTGAACGTTGGCGACCTTTATTTTTTGACGGCTAATAACTTCTACGGCCTCCCTTACGGAATTTTAAAAATTGTATTTGGATGAGATATATATTAATAATTGCCGCGCTTTTTTGCAGTTTGCCGCAAATTTCCGCACAAAATAACATTACATATGGAGCTGGCATCAGCTATACTAACGGCGCTCCCAGCTTTACACCTCCCGCTCGCACTTCACGAGTTGCCATTGACACAATCACAGGCAAATGGTATCACTTTAACACTCCCGGAGGATGGCAGTTACTCGGGAACACCATCGAAGAAATTGCAGGATGCAGCGCACCGGCATACACTCCCACGAAAGGTGATAGTAAGATTGTAATTAATAATTGTGTAGATCCAGAGTTGTATTACTGGACTGGTTCCGCTTGGGTTTGGATAAATGAAGGGGCAACCTACACCGCTGGCGCTGGCATCCGAATTGAAAGTAATTCTATTATTTTGGATTCGCTTTATATTCTACGATTCCGCACAGGCTCAAACACAGATGGCGCAGCAGGTACAATGTCTTGGAATGCAACCGAAGAAACGGTAGATTTAGTGACCGATCAGGGCGCAGTTACAGGACATTTAATGGAGTCGGCATATTATAACACGCGCAACACTACCGGCACACCTATCACAATTGGCAGAGCTGTAATGGCAGCAGGCACAACAGGTAATACAGGCCGTATTTTAATCGCTCCGGCCATTGCTGATGGAACGGTAAATAGTGAGTACATTCTTGGAATAACAGCACAAACAATAGGCAACAACGCGAACGGCAAAGTACAGCACTTTGGCAAGATTGGAGGCATACAAACCAACGGCGCAAACTTTGGTGAGACTTGGGTGGATGATGATGTTCTTTTTTGCAGTGCTGCAACACCCGGATACTTAACCAAGGTGCAACCAGCCGCTCCAAACCTTAAAGTACCAATCGCGACTGTGATTCATGCGCATCCTTCAAATGGTACTTTATTTATCAGACCTTCGCACTTTCCCGACCTTAATCAAATAAACGACGTACAACTAACAAGCCCAACCACAGGACAAACGCTAATTTATAACGCGAGTACTGGCGTTTGGTCAAATCAAACTCCAGCAGATTCAAGCAGTACCAACGAGCTGCAAACGCTATCAGTAGCAGCAAACACCGCAACACTAAGCAATTCGGGCGGGTCGCTAACTATTGCAGGCGCTGGTATTAATACCGTGGGAACGGCTGGTACAATTATAACAGTCACAGGTACGGAAATAGATGGAAGTACTACAAACGAGCTACAAACGCTTTCAACAGGCACAAATACTCTCACTTTGTCAAATGGTGGCGGCACTGTTACGGTGGATACAAATCCGAGCGACGATGTTACCGGAAGCGGGGCTAACGGACAAGTATCTTTTTGGACAGGCACACAAACGCAAAGCGGGGACAATGGATTGTTTTGGGATAATACAAATAAGCGGTTAGGAGTTGGCACTATATCTCCAAGTACAGCCTTTCACGTTCAAGGAGCAAGCACATTGGCTGGATTAACAACAGTATCTGGTGATATTAGACCTTCTTTAAATAATACCTATAACGTAGGTTCCTCGACGTTAGGATTTCTTGGAATGTATGCCTCAAATAATGGTATTTGGTATTTTGGTAGTAATGAATTTGCAAGGCGCGGAGGTTCTGGAGGTGTAGAATTTTCCACCGCTGGCAATAATTTAATAATTTTTAATTCAGGCAGAACAGCCGAAATTGTAAGATTTACAAGCACCAATAGAAATTTATTATTAGGTACTACTTCTGATGTTGCCCGCCTCCACGTTGTAGGCTCCGGAACCAGCTCCTCCACTTGGACAGCACAATTCCACAACAGCGCTGGGAACAACAACGCGCTAATGATTCGGGACGATGGGAGGATTGCAATGGGTACGAACGCGCCTAATGCATCCGCAATACTAACAGTAACAAGTACAACGGGCGGCATTTTATTCCCACGAATGACCACAACCGAACGCAATGCAATTGCCACACCTGCCGATGGGCTGGTAATTTACAACACAACCGACAATAAACTACAAGTTCGCGCTGGTGGCGCGTGGGTAGACCTTCACTAAAAAAAACAGACATACAATGAAAAATACATCAATATTTACCTTACTCCTAACAGCGCTACAAATGCAAGCGCAAACAATAATTACAGACACCACCTTTATCACGCCCACAGCGCAGGGGTTATACCTTACGCATTTGACGATCGACGATCAAGGCAAGCGCACGCAAACAGACGTACCCATCACCGATACAGTACAGCAGGTACAAGCACTTAGGCAGTTATCAGCGCAGGAAATAGGCAGGCGTGTAGCAGATATGCGGGCGGTTCAGAAATACCGAGCCGAAATAGGCAGGATGATTCGAGATGGCAACCAAATAGAACAAGCGTACAGAGTAATTTTGTTTGACACGACAGGCCAAAAGGATTTAACGCTACAAACGTGGACACTCAAAGGTTACACCCAACAAACGACTATATTTTTTAGAGTGGTTAAAGTGCAGGGTTTAGATCGGCTGCAGTGGTCATTTACAAAGGCAGCAGGCACTTGGAAGCGCGCCTATTACTCACCTGGCTACCTTCGCCTAACGGAGTGGGATAGTGAAGGCTTTATTGAGTTTTTCCAAAATGGAAACAACTGGTATTCATTGGGTACTGATTATGTTATTCGGCCCGCAACGGTGGCAAAGCGATGATGGAATTTTTAAAGTACGCGCTTTTTGGAACGTTTGCCGGTTTTGGATTTATGGCCGGTATGGTTTGCTTTACTTGGATTGAAGACAATTTTAAGCGACCGAAAAAAAGATTTTAAGACAAATACCCAAATAAACAAATGCAACAACTATACGACCTCTTCGCCGCTAAACTAAAAGATCAAGGACTTTCGGTTATTTTTTTCGTTGGCTCTACTTGGTTCTTTTTCAATATGTGGGGATCGACTGAAAAAAAGTTGGAATCCAAAATTGAAGACTTAAACGCGCTTTTGGTTAATTGCGATCGAGAGCGGAAAGATTTGGCCGTTGAGGTCGCTAAAATGCAAGAACGCTTAAACGCTATTCAATTAAAAAAATAATGGACAGATACCAATTTATCAAACAATGGGTAGATCAGTCAGCCGGCGGGAAAATCTATTTACCTGGCTATTGCGTTCGTTTAGGGGCAGACGCAAAGGCCTTGTTAGATCAGGGTATAATAAAACCGATTGCAGACTTTACACTTTGCCGAAAAAACGCGTTAGCGGGTAATGCTTGTACACCTTTAACCGAAGAGCAAGCAGCCGCCCTTGAAACGTTCGAGCCGTCAATCGCTGACGAAATAACAATACCTACACCGCCCAAATCCTTTTCACGTTCTAAATAAATTCCATTATGCCAACAACAGGCGTTTTAAATTCCCGTTTGGCAGTAATACAAGT